GAAGAAAGAAGAGCAAACACGAGACACCTCCAGAAAGAAAGAACAACGAACAAGGGGGACAGCAAAGGAAGAACAAGGGTACACCAAACACCTCTTGATTCTTTGACACACAAAGAAAAACCCCAAGAAATTCCCCAAGGGGACTCCCCAAAGAATCCCCATAACCCCATGATTTCTAAGAAAATTCCATATAATTTCTACATAATTAATTCCCCTTGTTAATCAATGAGTTAGCTCTGCTCTAAAGGAGAGACCTTGAGGATGCCAAATGGATAATAATAAGAAGTTACTACTTGCAAAAGAAGTACTCAAAAGAAAGAAACTTAAAGAATATAAAGAGAACTTTGAATTATTTGCTAATGAGCAGATAAAGATTTTACCTAAAGATGCCTCTAAAGGTTTCATTCCTTTTGAGTTAAATATAGCACAAAGGATTGTTAATGAAAAAATTGAAGAACAAAGGAAGTCTACTGGAAAAGTTAGGGCTATTGTACTCAAGGCTCGTCAACAAGGTTTATCTACATACACCACTGCTAGAGTATTCTGGAAATCTTACTTCAATGCTTATAACAAGTCAGTAGTGATGGCTCATGATTCAGCTACTTCTGATGCTCTATTCACAATGAGTAGAAATACAATTCAGTATATGGCTGATGACTTCAGACCTTCATTTAAGAAATCCAATGCTAAAGAAATTATGTTTGAACATAATGACTCAGGATATAGATTATATACTGCTGGATCTCCTGAAGCTGGTAGAGGAACAACACCAACAATAGCACATCTTTCGGAAGTAGCTTTCTGGACTCATGATGAGAAAATACTAGCTGGATTATTCCAAGGTATTTCTGAATCTGATGGTACAGAGGTAATCCTTGAGAGTACTGCTAATGGTGTAGGTAATGCCTTTCATCGATTATGGTTAGGAGCAGTAAGAGGAGAGAATGAATACATAGCGATATTCATACCATGGTTTTTAACTCCAGAATATACTAGGGAAGCCCCTGTAGATTTTAAGTTAGAACCTGAAGAAATAATAATAAAAGAAAAATTTAATTTAAGTAATAATCAGTTATACTGGAGGAGACTAAAGATCTCTGAATCTGGTTCTGATAAGTTTAGACAAGAATACCCTGCCACACCTGAGGAAGCGTTTATTGTCAGCGGTAGCAATGTCTTTGATATAGAGAAATTAAACAGTCTAGTACCACAGCCAATATTGGCTACGAGGGAGTTCGACTACGAGTCATGTCTCTTTGAAGATGTTCCAAGGGGTTCTTTGGAAATATATAAATATCCCACATTTGAGGATACTTTTGCTATAGCAGCTGACGTTAGTCTAGGTGTAGGTCAGGATTATTCCTGTGCAGTAGTTCTCAATAAAGAAAGAGAAGTATGTGCAGTATATAGAAATAATACAATAGATCCTAGTAAATTTGGAGATTTATTATTTTATCTAGGAAGATATTATAATAATTCTTTACTTGCGGTGGAATCTAATTCTATGGGTATAGCTACTTTAAATAGATTAAAACAAATGAATTATCAAAATCTATATCATCAAACTAAGATTGCTAATGTTTCTGAAGAAGAAGGAGCAAGGTTAGGATGGAGAACTACTTCCCAAAGTAAACCTATGATTATAGGATATCTTAAAAATGCTATTGAATCAGAAGAAATATGGATACCTTCAAGAGTTATTATCAGTGAATTAATGAATTATATTGCTGATGAGAATGGAAGGACTAATGCCATATCAGGACATCATGATGATACTGTAATAGCTCTAGCTATTTGTCTAGAAGTATTAAGGACTCATGCTCATAAATTAACAAATACCAGAATACCTTGGAGTCAACAAGTAGGTAACTATGGATATCAAGAGAAAGGACAATGGCTATAATGACTACAGCAAATAAACCAATGTCTAAAGAAGAAAAAGAAAGTCTGAAGAAACTAATTAAACCACGTAAAGAGATTAAATTAGTTAATAAGGAAGATAAAAAGATTTCTAAAGGTGAGTTTAAAAACCTTATTGTTAGAAGTTAGAATTTCCCCTTGTGTCCTCAGATGCTGTCCACTCGTGTCTGGGAAGTAAGAAGTGGAAATTATACAAGGTCTTGTGACCATGATAGATAGACAGATAAACCTGAGGGGTTACAATGCCGACAATGAGAAATGTAGTAAAAAATGAAAAAGTAGAAGATGAAGAATTATTATCAATGATTGAACAGGGTATTATGAACTCTGTTGGAGATTTCTTAAATAGTTCATCTCTTGCAAAAGAAAGACAGAAGTCTACCTATGAGTATGCTATGCAACCATGGGGACATTTAGAACCTACTGGAGTATCTCGAATTGTTTCTTCTGATACAGTAGAAGCTATCGAAGGGTATACTGCTATTCTTTCTGAATTAATGTTTAATAATAATAAAATAGCCAGATTTATTCCTTTAGGTATTAATCCTAAGGATTATTCTGATGCTCGTACTGCTTCTGATCTTGTTAACTATTGTGTCTTTAAACAGAATGATGGTTGGCAGATAATGAATACATGGATTAAATCTGCATTATTATGGAAAAATTCCATTATTGAATGGGAATATATTGAAGATTTTGATTATGTATTTGAAGAATATGAAGAGATTAGCCAAGCTAACCTAGATCTTTTGTTATCTAATCCTGATATGGAAATTGTAGGTACATTATCTTATGATCAAGAAATGGTAACTAATCCAGAAACAGGGAAAGCAGAATATCAAACAATATACAAAAATGTTCGTTTAAAGAAGACACAAGATAAATCTCGTGTTAAGCTTACAAACATTCCTCCAGAATCTTTCCGTATTACTCGTGATGCAGACTCCCTTGATCAAGCGGCTTTTGTAGGTATTCAATTTACCACTACTCGTTCTGATATACGTAAAGAATACCCTGATATTGCTGATACTATTGATTGGGATAGCGTAGGAGATGGCTCTGCTGATTGGGCTACTAAGTATACAGAAGAAGAAGCTGCACGAAAAGATATAGTAGGAGAAGAATATTGGAGTGGTAATTCTTCAGAATTATTCCCTTTAGAAGCTAATCAAGAAGTTACTATTATTAAATGTTGGTTAAGAGTTGATCGTGATGGTGATGGTATTGCAGAATTAAAGAAATTTATGATTGCAGGTTCTATGATCTTAAGCGAAGAAGATGTAGACAGAGTATATCTTGCTTCTCTTTGTCCCTTTGAAATACCCCACGAATTCCACGGATTGTCTATGTCAGATATGACAAGACCTTCTACGTTAGCAACTACTGCTATTCTTAGAGGATTTGTAGAAAACACTTATTTAACTAACTATAGCCCTAAGCTAGCTGACCCTAATGTTGTAGACTTTAGTGCTCTACAAAATATGAAACCAAAACAGATTATCGCCACAAATGGTAATCCAATGAATGCAGTATCTGCTTTAACTCCTGACACAATTAGTTCTGGAACAGTACCTTTGTTAGAGTACTTACAGAAACATAAAGAACAGGCAACAGGATTAAGTAAAGCAGCACAAGGATTAAATGATACGCTATACGTGTCAGGTAACTCTGAACAAAAAGTACAGCAGGTACAATCTGCAGCTCAAGTAAGAATTCAATATATTGCTAGAAGGTTCGCTGAAACAGGTATTAAACGATTAATCGATGGTGTTTACCATTGCATGAGGAAAAGTCTTCGTGGTAAATCTTATAAATACTTAGATTCAAATAACTTCTTTAAGACTATTGACGTAGCAACTTTACCTGATAATATGATGGTAATTGCTGATGTAGATGTTGGAGAACACTCCAATCGTAACACCATTCAAAAGATGCAAGTTATTGGTAGCCAAATTTTTCCTGCTTTACAACAGGCAGGAGCTGGTGGAGTTGTTAATCCAGAAGCAGCTGCTCGTATAGCAGCAAAGACTATTGAAGCTTTAGACTTAGATCCTTTAGATTTCTTAGTAGACTTTAATGATCCTAAGTTTAAAGAAGAAGCTGGAAAAACAAGACAACAAGAACAAGCTACAGCAGAAAAACAAAAACAATTAATGGAACAATCAGCTCAACTAGATATGGCTCTTAAACAAGCTAATATTGACTTTACAAAAATACAAACTAAAAATGCTATACAAGATAATGCTAAACAACTTATGGTTGCTCTTGATAAGAGTTATCAACAATGGTCTCAGCTTTATATTAATGCGGCTAAAGAAGGTATTACATTACCTGAAAGACCTGATACGGAAGAACTATTGAATATTGCTATTCAAATAGTAGGTGCTGAAATGACGCCTGCTCCACAAGAGCAAAAAGAAGAAATGGCAGAACCACCTGAACAACAACCTATGATGTAATCGTTAGGGAGAACATAAGTTCTCCTTAACACTACTTATACACAACTCAAGAAGAGGAATATGGAAAAGTATAGGAAAAGGTTTGAAGATAAAATCAAACCAAAAGTAGACCATGTAGATGGTGAATCAAAAGTAAATCCCTTTAGAGATGCGCAGTTTGCATTAACTAAAGCAACATTTGCTAAACAGGACAGAGAGCAATTTTTCTCTGATGCTTACGGAGACATACTAACCGACTTGTTTACTCAATGGTTATTAACAGAACCCCACTGTACTAAAGAACGTGAATACCTATACCATGTAGCAATGGCTATGGGAAGTGTCAAAGAAAGATTAGTTCAAATCGAAACATTCGGTAAGAACGCTGCCTACATCAATAAATCTAAAGAAGAGAACAATGATGATGAACAATAAAGATGTATATACCAAAGCCGTTGATAGTTTAAGAAAAACACAAGAGGCATTAATGCATGAAATATCTATCGCTGATGGAAGATCTAGAGTGCATGCCCCTACATTTTATTATGTAAGTGAAGCTATCAAACAAATTCAGGAGCTTAAAGAAGAAGCCGCAGTAGAGGCTAAACTTAAGGCAGCTAAAGAAGTTAAACCAACAGCTACCAAAGCTGTTTAGGACACAGGATAAAAAATTAATATGAGTACAATACCAAATCTCTCTACCCGAACACCAGCAAGTGATGCTAGTTCAGATGACGGATATATTAGCTCAGAGTCAGAAGCGAATAGTCTTGATGACATTCTAAGAAATTCTCCTATGCGAGACCGTTTAGGTCTACCAGAGGATGAAGAAGAATCTCTACCAAAAGAAGACGATAGTGATGCGACTCCAGATGAATCATCGGAAGAAGAAGTCCCCAAAGAGACTGATGATGAAGCTGAAAATGAAGTAGATGATGGAGAAGAAACAGAAAAAGAAACTGATGAAGAAGAATCTGGTGAGGATGACAAGTCTACCCAAGATACTAATTTGCCTTCAGAAGAAGAAATTGACTGGGATTACAAGATTCCTATCAAGGTTGATGGTAAAACCGAATACGTAACTCTTGAAGAAGTACGTAAAGGGTATTCCACTGATCAGCATCTATCTCAAAAGGGACGTGAACTTGGTGAATTGAAGAAACAAATTGAAACCGAGAGAACAGAAAAACTAACCGAATTAATACATCTAGGAACTATGCTTAACCAGAATTTATCTGGAGAAGAAGAAAGACTAGCTGCTGAATATCATTCAATCAATGCCGAATTACAAAAAGCAAAAGATGAAGGTGATACTTATACTGTTCGGGAGTTGCGTGAAAAACTAGAAGAATCTCAAACTATGTATTGGGAAGTAAGGAATGGAAGGGAATTACAGATTAAAGTTGTAGCTGAGAAAATCCAAGAGCAAGATAAGGATAACCGAAGACAACTTGTAGCTAAATTCCAAGAAGAAATTCCTACTAAGATACCTGACTTTAATGAGAAGGTTGCTAAAGATATTCGTGAATTTGCTCTTAAAGAGGGAATTCCTGAAGGTCTATTAGACGTAGTTTTTGATGCAAGTGTTGTTAAATTTATTGATGACTATCGTAGGTTAAAAACTGCGAAAGAAACTGGTGCTGCTAAACGTAAAGTTGCTCCTACTCAAAAATCGATTCCTATTAAAAAGGCAAAATCGATTGATGAGGTTAAGGCAACTAAACAAAAGACCAACAGAGATAGAGTATTAACAGGCACAGGTTCTCCACAAGACCAACTAGACTTCCTCAAAAATATTTCCTCAATATCCAAGAAACTATAAAAACATTTAAACAAATTTCTTTTGGAGAAAAAATATGGCTGGACGTAATTTCGCAACAGGTGGTCCTAAGGCTGCCGCTGGCGCTAGTGCTGTTAACGCTTCCGAGCGTGAAGACTTAGCAAACTTTATTTCAATGATTTCCCGTGACGAGACTCCTTTCTTGGCATCTATCGGAAAAACTAAAGCAACCGCTGTTCTACATGAATGGCAAACTGATGAGTTAACAACTCCTGCTTCTTCACCAGTTGCAGAAGGAGTAACATACTCAACTATTACTGCTGCTCAAACAGCAGAACCAATCCGTACTCGTTTAGGTAACTACACACAGATTAACAGCAAGACTGTTACTGTTACTGGTACTAAGCGTGCTGTGGATCAAGCTGGTGTAGCTGATGAATATGCTTATCAGCTCAAAAAGCGTGGTACAGAACTACGTAGGGATGTCGAGTTTGATATGGTATCAAGCTGGAACGATTCTAATGGATCTGGTACTCGCACATTTGGTGGATACCAAGCATGGGCTAACCACATTGTAGTTAATACTGGTGCTGGTGGCGCTTACACTGCTCCATCAACTAAAGGTATTGGCGATGCTGGTACAATCACTCGTGGTTCTGCTGATGCTAACTTAGCTGAATTAGAACTATCTGACGTTGATTCTGTTATGCAACAGATTTATGAAAACGGTGGTAAGGCTTCTAAGTTAATGGCTTCCCCATTTGTACGTAGACAGTTTTCTGCTAAAGCACAAGCTGCTGGTTCTAACGTAAGACGTAATATTGATGAGACTGGTAAGCTCCGTCAATCTGTTGAGATGTATGAATCTGACTTTGGTGATGTTATGGTTGTTCCTAACTACATCATGGGTCTAGGTACAAATGCTAATGCTTGTGTATTAGTATATGATCCAATGTGGTTCAACTACGCAGCATTACGCCCACTACAAGAAGTTGACTTAGGTCAGCTTGGTGATTCTATCATTGGTCAATTGATTGAAGAAGGTTCACTAGAGTGCCGTCATCCTAAGGGTTGTGGCATGATTGTTGGTACTGGGGTTTAATCAGTAAATAACGCATTATAATAAGGGGAGAGTTAATTCTCTCTCCTTATTTTTATTTTAAGGACTAAATATGATTTACCTAAAAATTACTGCTGCAAATAAAACAGTTACAATAGTATCTCCTACAGGAATGACTTTGTCGCTAGGAGCAGCAAGCATTGTAAATAATGTTTCCAAGCCAGGGCTTATTACAGCAATAACGTATGGCTCCACAACTATCTCATCTATTCCAGCATACGATGGAACAAATACACTTTACCAATTTGGTAAACTATCAGAGAGTGGACATATTCAAGCAATGTTTTCTAACTAAGAATTAATATGGGAGGACACCCTATGCAATATAAATCTCAAGAATATAATCCTTATAGCTTTGTTGTTAAGGAAAAAGATGAGAAATTTCACTTGGAACAAGATATCCAAGGATACAAAGACTTTGCGGCTGAAAGCCGTGAAGCTAACGAATACTTTAATGGTGGAAAAAAATACAGATCGTTCTGTATTATACCAGATATTGTTGCAATAGACATCTTAACTAAATATAATATAGATGTTCATTCACAAACTTTTATGGATAATCCTACACAAATTAAACGTGTTAAAGAAATAATTAAAAAAGAATACCCATTGCTATTAACAAGCAATATAAATAAATAAGGAATTAATATGCCAACAGCCAAATATGATGCTCTAGTAGCTAAAGTTCGTGATTGGAGTAACAAACCAGAACAAGCAACAGTTCCAGATAGCGTTATTGAAGACTGTTTGGATTATTCCGCAGATGAGGCTTATCGTAATTTAAGAATACCTCCTCTTGAATTTACTGTTACTTACACAATAACCGAATTTGATAATCCTACTGTTGATAACAGTAGTCTTAATGCCCATAGTATTATTCCTATTCCTTCAGATCTTACACAATTTATCTATTTAAAGACACAAGCGGTAGGCTCAGAAGCAAGCAAAGTATTTAATGAAATAACAGATGAAAGAAGTTTTTTTGATGTTTACGCTTTTAAATACTCTAGCAATAATTGGATTAAAAAAGGGAATGATATTTATATTCATCCTCAATTAAAGATAGGTACAGTTTTAGAAATACATTATTATCGAAGATTACCTGCATTAGATACAACTTATAATGTTGTTCCTGCTAATTATCAAGTAGGCATTTCTGATGCTAATCAAACGTATTTAACAGTTTCTGTTATAAATGTAGGTACACCTATATATGTAACCAGTACTGCTGCTTATGCGGCTATTGGAGCTGTTCCTGCTGGAACTGCATACACAACTAAATACTTCTTAGGTAAAGAAGTAGGTAATTGGTTAAGAGACAATAATGAAAGACTCCTAATGTGGGGGGCTTTAGGAAATCTTGGATCATATTTAAATGATCAAACAATGGAACAAAGATATACTACTCGTTTTGTAGCAGATATTCAATCTTTAAATAAAGAAGAAAAGATGAGAAGAGCTACTGGAGGTAACGTTCAAATGAACTTTAACTCTAACGATTTAATTTAAGGAGAAAAGTATGGGGTATAATACTGGTACTGGTTTATATGACCAGCCAAGTCAAGGAGAAGTTGGTGGTGGGTCATATCAGAGAGAATCCCAAGGTGGTGTTTATGAAGATGAAAATAGTTCTCAACACTCTGAGCAAGCAAGTAGGGCTGAAGCCGCTGCAATAGCAGCTAGGTTAGCTGAAGTAGCTGCTGCTGGATCTTCTGCAGGAGCAACCGCAAGTGCAACAACAGCAACAACTCAGGCAGGGATATCTACTACGCAAGCTGGTATATCTACTGCCCAAGCCGTTATTGCAACAACGCAAGCTGGAATATCTACTACACAATCAGGTATAGCAACTACTCAAGCAACTAATGCTGGTAATTCTGCTACTGCTTCTGCTAACTCCGCTACTGCCTCAGCTAACTCTGCTACTGCTAGTGCTAATAGTGCATCTACTGCCACAACTCAAGCTGGAATATCTACTGCACAGGCAGTGATATCAACCACTCAAGCAGGTATTTCAACTACCCAAGCAGGAATATCAACAAATCAAGCAGGCATCTCAACTACTCAGGCTGGAATAGCAACTACTCAGGCTACTAATGCCTCTACTAGTGCTACTGCTGCTTTAGCAAGCCAAAATGCTGCTGCAACTTCTGAAACAAATGCTGCAACAAGCGCAACTAACGCTTCTAATAGTGCTACTAATGCTGCTTCATCAGCAAGTTCTGCAAGTACATCTGCAACTACTGCTACTGCACAAGCAGTTATAGCAACTACTCAGGCTACTAATGCCTCTAATTCTGCAACTAGTGCTTCAACTAGTGCAAGTACTGCTACTGCTCAAGCTACAACGGCTACTACTCAAGCAGGTATTGCCACAACTCAAGCAGGAATTGCTACTACGCAAGCTACTAATGCTTCTACTAGTGCAACCAATGCTGCTTCTTCAGCAAGTTCTGCGAGTACTTCTGCTGGAACAGCAACTACTCAAGCAACTAATGCTAGTAACTCTGCGACTAGTGCTTCTGGTAGTGCAACTACTGCAACTACACAAGCTGGTATTGCAACTACTCAAGCAGGGATATCTACCACACAAGCTGGTATATCTACTACCCAAGCAGGGATTGCTACAACACAAGCAACTAATGCTGCCACTAGTGCAAGTACTGCAACTACTCAGGCTACTAGTGCTACTAACTCAGCAAGTGCTGCTTTAGCTAGTCAAAATGCTGCTTCAACAAGTGAAACTAATGCTGCCACAAGTGCTACTAATGCTTCTAATAGTGCGTCTACTGCAACTACTCAAGCAAGTAATGCTTCTACAAGTGCCACTAGTGCTTCAGGAAGCGCATCTACTGCTACTACTCAAGCAGGAATTTCTACTGCTCAAGCTGTTATAGCAACTACTCAAGCTGGTATTGCAACTACGCAAGCTACTAATGCTTCCGCAAGTGCTGCTGCTGCTTTAGCAAGTCAGAATACTGCTCAAACTGCCTCTGATGCTGCCCTTGCAGCTCTTGATAGTTTTGATGATAGGTATCTAGGACAAAAAGCAACTGCTCCTACTTTAGATAATGATGGTAATGCTATTGTAGCTGGTGCTTTGTATTTTAATACAACCACAAGTGAAATGAAAGTATATAGTGGAAGTATTTGGTTAAATGCTTATGCTTCTTTATCAGGTGCTTTATTATCAACAAACAATTTATCAGATTTAAATAATGTACCATTAGCAAGGACTAATTTAGGTGTTACTGCTACTGGTGTAGATACTACTTATGCTTATCGAGCTAACAATCTTTCCGATTTAGCCAGTGCGCCTACTGCAAGAACTAATCTAGGAGTTACTGCTACAGGAGCGGATACTACTTATGCTTATCGAGCTAATAATCTTTCTGATTTAGCTAATGCAACTACTGCGAGAACTAATCTTGGATTAGGTTCTATTGCTACTCAAGCAGCTTCCTCTGTAGCGATTACTGGTGGAACTATTGATGGAGCTACTGTTGGAACTACTACTGCTTCTACTGGTAAATTTACTTCTATAACTAATACTGGATTAACTAGTGGTCGTGTTACTTATGCTGGTGCTAGTGGATTATTAAATGATAGTTCTAATTTTACTTTTGATGGTACTAATTTACTTCTTAATGCTACTAATCCTAATTTTCAAGGTACATCATCTACAGGTTCTGCTACGTTGGTAAATAATAGTGGTGGGGCATTTGTGCGTGTATATGGGGGTTCTCACGCAACACGAGCAAATTACACAGATTTTATTAATGGCGCAAGCACTTCTACTTTTACCTCAGGAGGTTATTTAGGTGTAGGCACTACAGATCCTATAAGACCTTTGCAAGTTGGGGCTTATGGAAGCACTAATGGTGAAATTGCAATTGCATCTACTACTACTGGCTATGGAAGTATTTTATTTGGTGATGGCTCAACTGGTGTAGATTATTATCGTGGGTATCTTCAATATAACCATACTAGCGATGCTATGCTGCTTGCTACATCTTCTGTAGAGCGGATGCGAATCACAAGCGCTGGCTCTATAGTTATGAATCCTACTAGCGCAGCATCAGGCGCAATATTAGATATTTATGGTGGTGGTTCTAGTGCGCTTGGAGCATTGCGAATAGGTGATGGCACTCTTAGTGGTGGTCACGTTAATTATTGGGATATTGGTAGAGATAATGCTGTTACTGGCGATTTTTATTTTCATCTAAATGGAAGTGCTAAGTTACGAATTGGAACATCTAGTGTTACTAGTTATGGTGATTTTAGAGCGCCAATATTTTATGATACTGATAATACTGCCTATTACACAGACCCAACTAGTAATAGTGTATTAACTACTGCATTGTTTAATGTGAATGGATCTTCTACTATACAACTTACGTCAGCAGGCACAAATGCTTCAATGATAAAAGCTGGTCCCTCAGATGAATTGTACATTGGTGGTAATGATACTTGGCAGATGAGGTTTAGTAGTGGTAATGCTTTGATGGATAATGGTGGTTATCTTCAAAATGACCAATCTATTAGATCACCAATTTTTTATGATACTAATACTTCTTACTACGGAGATTTTGCTGGTACTTCACAGTTAAATATTGCCAATATTAATGATATGCAAGGCAGTATTAATGGTATGCCTAAATATGTTGCTGGCTCTGTTAGTGGTATGGGTGTTGCTACTGACTGGGATTCGAGACCAGCTGTTGGTAACGCTGGATACAGTATTAATTACCACACAGGAGTATCCATAAGTGGTTATCCATCATATGGTGGAGTACGTTTATATTCTGCAAGTTACCCAACTTTAGCTGGTTCAGTATTAAGGCTTGAAGCTTCTACTGGTGTTTATACATATGGAGCATTTACTAATGATTCTAGTGTTACTGCACCAATATTCTATGACACAAATACTGCTTACTATTTAGATGCGGCTAGTACATCAAATTTAAACACAGCGCAACTTGCTGGTTACTTAGGTATAGGCGGTAATGGTCCAACCACTAATATGTCTGGGACTTCTGGTATATCTATAAGAAGTGAGAGTTATCCTTCAATAGGTTTTACCACAGGAAGCACTGGTCCAAATTATTTAATTTATAGACCAGGAGCAGGTAGAGAACTTGCTGTATGGAACTCTACTTATGGTGAAACTGTTTGGTTTTATTCTACTTATACAGCATTTTATGGTAGCGCTCGTGCACCAATATTTTATGACTTAGATAATACTGGATATTATGTAGACCCAAATAGTAACTCAAACCTAAATGGTGTTGATGCAAACCGCTTTAGTGCGGCAGTCAATACATTAGTAACTGTTGGAGATCCTAATGCCGCATACACATTAAATGATGGTGCTGGTAGGTCAAGAGTATATATTGATTCTAATTATCCAGTCCTTACATTAAACGCACGAATTTCTAGTGGCAATGGTAATCATGGAGCAACAATACAATTTACTGGCAACGGACATGACTCAAGAAGACAATGGGTAATTGGGACTCCAGGAGGAATGGCTCACTTAGACTTTGGAACTGGGCAAACTACTGACAGTAATCCTCATCATGGAATAGCTAGTTTAGCTAGTGGTGTTGGTGCTTGTCCAACAATCATGAGAATAACCACAGCTGGTAACGTAGGCATTGGTGGTTCTTGGGGAACGTATGGTTCAAATGGAAATCCAGCTTATCCACTGCACGTTGTTGGTACTGGATATTCAGATAATAATTTTCGTGCGCCAATATTTTATGATGCTAATGATACTGGTTATTATGCAAATCCAAATTCTTTTTCTCAATTTAGTTCTTTAAGCTGCAATGATTTTAGAACAACTTTTGTAAGTGGCGCTAGTGGTTCGACCTTTAGTTCAAATCATTACTCTATGGGTAAAGACATTGCCAACGGTGGTTGGTCACATCCTCACTATTCAGATTTAATTATAGGGTATCACACAGGTATAAGAATTGGCGCTCATTATTCTGGTACTAGGTTTTACTCAAATTCTCCAACAACAGATGCAAACAATGATGGTAATGGTGATGGTGGTGAATCTCTATTAATGACTGTTGGTGGATATGTTGGTACGGCAAATCATACTGATGTATATGTGAATAATAATCTTCTTGCTGGCTCGTCTATGCGTTCCCCAATATTTTATGATACTAATGATACTGGTTATTATATAGATCCACATACAGCATCAAACCTTTCATCCTTCACTTCTGGAACAAAAGCTCGTGCTGGTATGAATATACATCATATTGACCGATCAGCTTATGTAGGTGACACAAATTACTGGG